TAGAGTCATCACGGACTATTCTTTAGAATGGGCAGTCGTCTGGTACAGTGTACTGTGGACTTTCTCCACCCATCCACTTACTACGTTGCTCGTCTTGCCATTTCATATGCTCAACACGTTTGACCATTTCGTCAATGTGTTCTTTCTGTTGCATTTGAGTTGTGGTCAACTCTTTCTCGTATTGGTACTCTGTCCATACAAGATCGTAATAATACTTTTGTGTCATACTCTTATTATAGAGCATCGAGGTCGCCACCGACACGTTCAGTGGTCGGTTTATCCACTGTCACACCACTGAGTTTACTCTTGATGATAGGTCCTATGGTGTTCTGAAAGAAGTTAAAGTACTCATCAATGGTAAATGGTACATCATTTAACCATCGAAACATGTCCTCCACTCCATATACAGGTACATCATGCTTGAGATAGTGCTGTTTGACCTTCAATGGTATCTCACGTAGTACAGGTACATAGTATCCACACTGTACACCATTCTGGAATGTCTCTCCTAATTCAGTTCTCACTGCCTTGATCTTATCATTGCTCTTTGGTTTCTTCTCTGTATCGAAGTCAAGGTTACATTTACTCTCCAAATAGATGAACTTATTCAACTCATGGTCATTGATAGAGAAGAAGTGATCCACTTGTCTGTTGTTATTGGCAACGTTGATCCTATCAGTGCCATCAGGAAATGGGAGACAGTTCTGTACGTCTCTACTGTCTGTGATTGCTTTGTTCCAAAACTTCTCAAGTCTTGTACCAAATGAGATGAGTATACTCTGACTTGATATGGTATCACCTAGTCCACATGCTGATAATATGTCAGAGGATGTTGTCTTTGGTACGATACCATCTATTAGAGGTAATAGATTTGTCTTGAGGTATTCAGTACCAGGTGATCGAGGTCTTAGTTTCATGCTCCTATTGTATCAGGTTCTAGTAATGTTTGCAACGATGCGTTGTTCACTCTATGAAGTGTCATATCATCCTCATAGTTTGTGACATACATGTGTGATACTGAAGCACCACTGTGGTTCTTATTCTTACCGAACCTCTGTGCATATCCAAATTGCTTGTAAAATACATGATACTCTCTCAATGCATCACGATAGAACTCATGGTCACTGTGTATAAACAACCACTTTGCCTTGGTTCTCTTCATACATGATACTAAACGTTCATGTAATGTATCGTTACCATGTGCATATCCTAGTCTGTCTAGGTATGGAGGGTCTATGAATATGAAGTCATGCTCTGTTGCCATATCAAATATGGGTGCGAAGTCTCCATGATAGATGCTACTACCTGATTGATGTAAGAACTTCATGTGGTTCCAGTCTAGGTTACATGAGAACTTCTTGTAATGTCCAAATGGTACATTGAACTGTCCACTCTTGTTGTATCTCTCCATACCACTGAAGCATAACTGTCTCACTGTGATATATGATGTTGCCCATGTGTATGGGTCATCATGTCTGCCATTGATATAGTCTCTTGCTTTATAGTATTCAACACTGAGGTCATCATGCTCTAGTGTCTTCAACCAGTTCACATGAGAGAATATGTCATGGAAGGTAGTTGGATGTGATACTTGCTGATACATGTTAATCAATGCATCATTCATATCATTTAATATACATCGGTGTCCCAATGCAAAAGATACTGCTGCTCCACCAGCAAATGGTTCGAGCACAGTATCATAGTTCTGTGGTAATAATGATGTGATGAGTGGTAACTCACGTGTCTTACCACCTTGGTACTTAACGATAGGTTTCACTTTTTACGTTTACGAAGGCGATCAACTAGGTTACGAGCACTTTGCTCGTTCCTGCATACCTTTATTATAGCACCATTATGGATAATTGACAACTTCTTACCACCACTCGGTATTGCGTAGTAACCGTCCTCGGTCGCAAAACCATATTTACTGTCCTTATAAAATCTCGCTATTGCTTTTAACTCTCGTTCTTCTGGTGTTTGTGCCATGGGTGTTCATAATGATTGTTTTCAATTTTGGATACTGTGAGACTACCTCCATTAAAACTATTCATTCTCTTGATGTTACCGAATGATAGTTCTATGTCCTTGTCTGTCCATCCAAGTGCTTTGACTAACTCTTTGCTGATAAACATGTGCAGTTCTCCCTCCACATACTTAAAATCAAAGTGCTTTTGAATATCAGGATCCATAGTCGTTTGTTTAACCCTCGTTATGTATAAGGTTACCAGATACTACTATCCGATCAAGATAGTTACATGTGTGTGGTGGTACATAATGCACCAGACCACCATTAAACACATGTAAATTACCCACTTTAGGATAAATTACATGTGGTGGCAACCATGGGTGTTTTATATCAGGGAAGCAGAGTGGAGGGCAATGTATACTGGCATCCAGATACCACACAAAAGACCAATCAAAACCACGATGGTCATGACTTTCTGTGTAGTCGCCCAGTCCATACGATGCAACCCAAAGATCTTCGATTTTATACGACGGATAGAGGACATTTAATTGAGAGCAGAGGTCAGGAAAATAATCAGAGATGTTCCAATCGGTCAGATTTGCCTTTACAGGTGCTTCTGACCTACGACACCAATCGAGATCTTCAAGGATCTCATCAGTATTTACTGGTGGTTTAACGTAAAACGTCTCAATCTTTAAGATTTGCTTCATATTCTCTGTATGCAACATATAGTCCTCGTTCAGAACCATACGCTTCAACCTCCCATGGTTCATCCATGTAGGCAGTTTCTGGTGGTACAACTTGTCCCTTCCACTTATTGACAGCACGACATAATCGTGCATCCCATTTCACTTTATGAGTACCACGAACACGTTGCTCGAAGTGAATCAACTCATGAAATAATGTGGTAAGGTACTGTTCTTTGTTATCAAGACGGTTCTCCATCTCAATCTCAAAGTATCTAGGTTTTGATTGTGCACCTACTGCTATACATGCACCATCATCCTCAGGCCATAAACGCTTATCAATTACATGGATAAACGTGTTGAAGCGATTGAGTTTACGATGTTGTATGAACCATTCGATTGCAGCACGAGTGATCCGCTTGCGATTGCGATACCCGCCAAACGTAACATAACAAGACATAATTGGGTTCCCCAGTGTAGAAAGTTGATGAGTGAGAAGATGAATAAGAGTTTCTCTGCTCCTGTTAGTTCTTTAGCGTTCATTTAATAATATCTCTAGTTTAGCATAGGTAGCACCTCTACCCTCTGTCTTTGTGTCATTCTGCATAAGTGACTGGAAATACCTTAGTTCACTCTTTGAAAATGGTGATTCGTATCTCTTTGACATGGTTAAATGCTCTGGTGTGATGATTACTTCCATAGTATAGCAGGTAATTGGGATGGAATGCTGTCAATACGGTCGGTTTGTAAACTGGCATAGTCCTCATGCAATTCACATCCAAGGTAGTTACGATTGTGTTTCTTGGCAACCATTGCTGTGGTTCCTGATCCCATAAATGGATCGAGAACTATGTCATTCTCCTCACTACCTGCTAATATGCATGGTTCAATGAGGTCAGGTGGGAAGCAAGCAAAGTGTGCTCCCTTGTATGGTTTATTCGTTACTGTCCAAACAGATCGTTTATTCTTCCTGTCATAAGACTTGGATAAACCACTATGAGGAGCCAAGCCACTACCAGGATTATGGTACTTACCATTCGTGCGGTCTCTTGTCCCCCAGTCTTGCTTGACTGGCTCTTTAATTGCTTCATTGTCATAGAAATACTGTTTACTCTTACTCAATAGAAATATGTACTCATGTGATTTGGTGCATCTATCCTTAACTGATTCTGGCATAGGATTTGGTTTATTCCATATTATATCCTGTCTCAACCACCATCCGTCTGCACGTAATGCGAATGCTAACATCCATGGTATACCTATCAGGTCTTTACTCTTGAGGTTATGCAGTTTGTTACCACGTACAGGAGAGAAGTCAGGTAGATCTTGCTTGGTTCTTGATACTGTCTGTTTAGGATAGTTACCATCTGATCTGTAATTATAATATGTGTCTCCTATGTTTAACCATAGTGTACCATCATCAGTGAGTACATCACGTACTGATCTGAATACATCCACCAACTGTTCAATGTATTCCTCTGGTGTCTGCTCCATACCTATTTGTTTATCCTCATCACCATAGTTCCTTAGACCATAGTAAGGTGGACTAGTGACACACATACGTGCCTTGACATCAATAGTCTTTAATGTTTCTCGGCAGTCACCGAAGAGTATCTTATTCATGTATTCCGTATTGTGTTAGATCGTACTTTGCTGTTACTAATGGTTCACCTTTACGTGGTGTTGGTTCACCTATCTTTGCTAGGATATCACCTGGTATCTTCTTCATGGTAATGTCATAGGGTATGGGTGCATTTGACACACATACTCTCACACATTCCCATTCTTCCTCTGTTAATTCATACATCATAACCAATTCGGTTTTCTGGATGGGTCACGAAGATAATTAGATGCAACCCAAGGTTTGCTGCTAATGTAATTCTTGTAAGCAGTAAAAGTGTCAATGCTTGTGTCATATTTAAACTCATCTGGCATAGCTCTTGTAAATGATGTAGGTGGTGGGCAAGATGGGAACATAATATCAGCACACTCAATAGTATGCTGACAACTATGAACTTTGTTATATCTATGAGTATACTCTGCACATAATGCAAGACCATGTTCTATTAACCAATAGAAATTAGTTTGTGCCCAGATAGTACAAGGATGATTACGAAATGCACCTTTGTCTGTTTTGTATGGTTCGCCATTAAGTTTAGGTAATGTGCCAAAACCATGACCCCACTTCTCTGATGCAACAATAGCTAACATTTGACATGTCTCTAATGGCATCTTGACAATATGTTTGTCAGGTAAGCATTGAGCAGACTTATAAGGTGATGGGTCAGTAACAAAGATATTCATAATAAAAATGTCTTACTTTTATTATAGCACAATATTATTCTTTATCAATATTCTTTATAAATTCTTTCTTTTCGTAATCAAAATTAGGATGTGGTTGTGCAGGTTCCCAAGGATTCTTGGATGTATTTTTAAGAACAATAAATTTATCTTTTGCAAAAGTTCCTGCAATTTGAACTTCAACATCTTCACCATCTTTCCAGTTTATTTCACCTTTTAGATTGGTATGAAGCATAGCCTCTTGTATCTTATCAATTAATTCTTGTGTTAGTTTCATTCTACTATGTCAAAGTGCCATTTAATGTGCTTGATGTAATCAAAAGTGCAACCAATATCTTTGTCACACTGAATATCATATTTTCTATCACAAAGAAAATTTCTTAGTTCTTGGATCGATGAAAAAGAACCCTGAGTTTCAAAATTTTCGTTGTATAGAATGTACTTCATTTCTTTTTAAAGACTCCTAATTTTGTTAGAAGATAAAGTGCTAATGCTGTCCAGAAGACAACTTCTAATCCGATGTTATTCATTATGTAGATAACTGAATGATTTTAGAAATATCAATTACTGCAAAGAAAGAAGATACGAAAGCAATATCATATGCTTTACAGTTAATTGAGAATGGTAATACTAAAAGATTACCAAAAAGTCTAGCCGTGCAACCAGACTTAACATCAACGTATAAAACTAAAAAGTATCCTAATATTAAAAGAATACTTCCTATTAATCGACATCTGTTTATAGCAGTCATTCAAATGTTGAGTCAGGTTCAAGTGCTATGTAATAAGTAAGATTTAACCTACTATTTGTAAATTTAGATAGTAACTTAGAAGATACTACAACATCATATGAACCGGGAATGATTCTGATGTTTTCTACCTTAAAATTAAAGGTAAAGTTCCTATCAGTTTCTCCTACTGTAACTGCATATTCGTTTGATGTATCATTTTTCTTATCACGAACAATTAATTTAACAACACCTTCACCACCCACAACAGCAAGATCAGGTAGTTGATATACCGCAGCAGCCTTTAAGTAATTTTTCTAATGAACTACTATCAAGTTGAAAACATGCATCCTGTGATGGAAGAGATATCTCTTTCTCAGGTGGTGCAATAATAACTTGTGGATCTGCAAAGAAATATTTTACCTTTCTTCTACCCTCACGAATCGTAAGATATGTTTCTTCAGAAAAATCAAGATCAGGATCTTGATGTAGACTTAATCCATTTAGAAACTGATTCAAATCATAGATTGCAACATCTCTTGGAAAGTCTTCTGGAATCTCTGCTTCGGCAAGAATATTCTTTGCAACAGATATCGTGCGAAGTTGATTACCTTTCTTCACAAGGATTGAATTATTAATTCCTGCAAAATTCTTGAGGATACCTAAAGTGTTGTCACTTAAATTCATTGTCATAATTGTTAAGGCATTTGTTCAAAATTTCCTGATGGCATTGATGGTTCGCCATAGTGGTTATCGAAGTGTAATAATAGCATAGCATAATGTATCACTTTCATCAAGTCCTTCTTATTCTTTCCGTCTTTGTTTCCATACCGACTTCCATACTTTAGTATATTAGCCTGACAAAAACCTGATGCAAGTTCTTTTGATGCCATCAAATCTATTGTCTGAACATTACGAAACTCGTGAGACTTTCCAGTATAATGTCCCTGATATGTTCCTGATACATATTCTTGAATATCTTTTAGAATTTCTTCTTCATGATATTTAAAATAGTGTGCCATTGGTTCTCCTGTTTTTTTAATACCGTCAGCCCATACCGCATCATAAATTTCTTCTTTACATGCAACAACTCCCATTGGGCTAATTCCATTTGTTGTTGCTTTAGCCATTGTAATCATATC